AGATTCACGCGGTCCGCGATTGATATCTTGCGAGCCCCTTGAGTTTCAATGGGTTCAACAAGGTTTAGGTCGGAAGATTATGGATCACCTTGAGTGGCATTTTGTCACAAAGGGTCACATAAACTTCACAAATCAATCAGTCAATCAGCAGTTAGCTCTAGAGTCCTCGCGGACAAAGGAGTATGCTACTATTGACATGAAGGATGCGTCGGACAGAGTTTCCTTACTCTTAGTTCAAAAGCTATTCAAACGAATACCTTTTATGCTTAGAGCTTTGGAAGCTTGTCGCAGTGATGCTACGCAGCTCCCAGATGGGAGTATTATTTACCTTAAGAAGTTCGCTCCGATGGGGTCAGCTTTGTGCTTTCCTCTAGAAGCGATCTGCTTTTGGTCCATAATAGTAGCAACTATGTTGCGCTACCAGCGCCTTAATAAAGGTGCTGGTGACACATCGGTGGAAATCGGACAGAAGGTGTTTATCTATGGGGACGACATCGTTATCCCCACAGAATGGGCATCTGTCTGCATACCCGCTCTTGAGATGTTTCACTTACGAGTGAACGTCCTCAAGTGCTGTATCAAAGGATATTTTCGTGAATCGTGTGGTGTTGATGCCTTCAAAGGCATCAATGTCACCCCGTTACGATTACATACCCTTTGGAGCGATCGAAAGGCAGACGGGTCTGCCTACGTTTCGTTTATCGCGTTTGCCAATAATATGGCAAGCCGCGGCTATTCGGACGTAGCTAACTTTATATGGAAGCGCTTGGAAAATACCTACGGTTTGATTCCGTTAGGGACGATACATAGCAGCTATCCATGTAAGTTAGTGGACGATCCGGAAATAGCAGAGAGGTACAACCTTTCGGCTTTTCCTCATCGGTCTAGCAGACGCTATCAACGCCTCGAGTTCTTCCTTCCGCTGATTACTCAGCAGAGGAGTAAATCAAGACTCGACAGTTGGACACGGTTGTTGCGTAATTTAACAATGCGCAACATCAGTGACCCGTCTACCATCGTTTGGCCACGTTCGATGTCAATAAAACGTGGCTGGACAAGTGTGTGAAGCTATGATGGCCCGCGTCGTGAGACGCTAGCCTAGCCCGCACACTCGCGCACCGG